AAACTCTATTTGTCACTTTATTAGTTGTTAAATTGCACCACTTACTTTAGTGTGGGGTCACGGGCAGTGTGCCTGACAACCAACCAACCAACCGGAGACCAATCAAATGACACAACCAAACTTAAATCTACTGAATGAAATGGCCGCTGACATCTTTGGCGGATACACAAAAGAAGTCGAACTGCGCAAAGTCAAAAAAGGTGGATATTTCAAACGCAAACCTACCGCAGCCGCTGAATATATTCGCAACCACTATAACCGCAAAGATCAGTTTGGACCTGCAAATTACTCATGTTCTGACAGCGAGGATATGAACCGGGAGATATTCCTGAAGCCTTCCACAATCGTTTATGTGGAGGCCTACTGATGCGCTTATATGTTAACAGCAAAGGCCAGTGGGCAGGGACGCAGGCAGAGGCCAAAAAGATCGACGCCCACCTGATCGATGTGCCGACAGATAAGCCGAGCCTGATTGCATTCCTAAACGGGCAGAAAAAGACTGTGGCCGTCGAGGCTGTCGAGCCGACACCTGTCCCATCGAAAAAGCAGAGGCAGCACATCAGCCATGAACTGTTCGATGTGGCCAATCGTGCCACCATCCAAGAACTTCAGACTGTGGTCTATCGCTATCTGATGCAGGTGGATGATGCCCTCGATCTGAATACCAAAAACCAACCAACCAAATAATCGGAGACCAATCAAATGAACCGCCAAGAAATCTTAAAGAAACTAAAAGCATTCGCTCAGCGCACTGTTGAAAATGGATGCACTGAGGCTGAGGCAATTGCAGCGGCCAAGGCTATGCAGTCACTGCAAGAAAAGTATGACTGCACACTCACAGAGCTAGACATCTCCCTGACTGAATATGTCAAAGATAAAATAACTTTAGGCACAAAAATAAAGCATCCCGTCTGGGGTGCGCTGTTTGGTTTGCAGGTATTCACTGGGGTGCGCCTCGTTTCATATGGAACGAAGCTCACAGTCTTTGGACAACAGCACTGCGTGGACAATGCCATCTACCTGATCAGCCTATTGCAATCATCTATGGAGCTAGAGTTTTTGAGATATAAAAATTCGGCAGATTATGCGGAGCAGAAATTTTACCATCACGCCAGATCGATCCGCTCTAGCTTTATGAATGGAATGGCATCCCGCCTTAGTTCCCGTTTGCTGGCCATGCATAATGAGAGCCGCCAAAATGTTGAGCAGCCGACAGGATCAAACGGCACGGCCTTGGTGGTCATGGCAGATAAGGCGCTCGATACCGCCTACAGGAAGGCCTTCCCCAATCTCAGATCAGGACGCAGTCAGACCACCAGCCGTGTTGCAGGGGCATCGTCTGCCGGACGCTCTGCCGCCGACCGTGTAGGCCTTCGCAGTGGGGTCTCAGGTGGCGGATCGCAGAGGCTGTTAGGTTAATGGATCTGGTCAAAATACTGGGGCGGCTGACCGCAGCCGTCCAATTCGTTGTGGTGATTTTAGTCATCGCCAATTTCATAAACATCGCAATTAAGTGGAGCATCATCTAATGCTAGTACAAACAAAAAACAGAATGGACCTTCTCCCTGCATCTGATCGCTGGCCAACGTCTGGCGATTATTCTGCCAGCAATTGGAAGGCCTCGACCGTCACACTGGGGCATATCTTTTTGGGTGATCCACCGCAAAAAATGAAAGACGCAATTCACAATACTTCCGACGCTGATCTGGTGTCAGGCTTCGGAGCAACCAATCGTCTGATCTGCTACTATCGTGTGCATCCTGTGACGAACAAGGATGAGATCGAGCATCAAGAGATCAGAAAAAACTTAATGGAAAACGAACTATGTATTCGGCTGAGGGCCGGGAGGGTAGAGCAATGATAGCAGTGTGCAGAGATGAATGCGGTGATGAGCAACTTGTGGACTGCTTAGGCCAGGACACAGGCAATATTCCTGGTGAGTGGACCTTTAGATATTGGAGGCAGTGGTCTCCACTGCATCTAGCTTATGATCGCCAGCAAGGTGACGGCGATTATTACAATCCCGAAGAGGATTGTTGAGGTAGCATCGATCATAACAAACGAATGAAGCAGGCCTCCGGGCCTGTTTTTTTGTGCCTGACGTTAAAAGTAGGATGCACCTGAGAGGCTCAGAGAGAGCCGCACAGTGACGCAACAGCTCAGTGGCATATTAGTGCAGTTAATAGTTTACCCCACTGAGAGCGGCTGTGCGTGGCTGTGTGATGGTGGGCTATTCGCGGCCAACACCTAGTGACAGGCTCAGAGAAGGCCGCACAGTGACGTTAGCAGCCAGCAATGGGTCGTAGGTGGTGGCGTAGGAATGGCGGCTCAGGTGGACGGCTAGAGTGGACGGCTGAGGTAGACATTGAGGTAGGTGGCTGAGGGTATACAATCGCTCCCTTCGCTCCCTTGTCAGGTGATCGTCAGACCTCTGAGCAGGCGCAGCGCGTAGGCTCGATCGCTGGCAGATCGTGACATTTATCTCACAGTATTTTGCTTGTGGCAGATTGTGCCAGAATTAATTTTATCGACATCTTTTAAATAGCTGTAATCTTTTGACAATTACCCAATCGACTGCCAACTGCTCAGTGGTAGGTTTAAGTATTACCCAATAAAAACAACAGCCTAAGATATTCTGCTATGATCTAATCTTTCTCAGCGAGATCTCGGCCACCCCCGGCGACTGCCACCCCCCTCCCCCCCGGTGTCGTATACAACCACGGCCTATTTTGGGAATTTTGCAACTGTAAATGGCCCCAAGCCGACTTCTAGGTACACGATATTCGTAAAGGCACTAGATGCAGTGGTTTTTAGGTATACAAGCACCTTGTAAAGTATTTAGCTAACTGCTATACTAAGCCACCAAGTACCAATCTAGTTGTAGCGACTAGGACAACCACATGAGAGATCATCCCGCAGAGGATACTGGGGCAGACGGCAGACTGTTTGATGCTGGAATACCCTTCTACATCGATCACGACTTACAGGTAATCAACAGCGGCACACTGTTTGTGCAGTCTACTATTGAAGTTGGGGACATAGACAGGCTGACTGTCTTAAAACCTTTCTATGAGATAATCACTGACATCCTCGACAACGTAGAAGATGACTACGGTGAGCTATATGCCATAGCAAATGAACTTAATAGAGAAGCGGAAAGGCTACGGGAATTAGCACAGAGGATAGAAGACAGCGACCAGAGTGTAGCTGATCTTTTTGATACTGCCTATGACTCAACAGCTTAGTCTATTTCCATTAGACGAAGTACTTTCTGAGGAAGTTCTCAGTAAGAAGTGCATAGCCTGCGGATGTGATAAGGTCATTAGTGATTTCCCCATTCTACGCAGAGGTAGAGGTGAGCGGGATACTATGAGGTCTGTCTGCAAGGAATGCCACAAAGTAGCCTGTGCTATAGTGGCAGACTACAGAAATACTAACCCCTTGCCGGACGACTTTTGCTGTCCTCTATGTAGTAGAAGTATGGAAGACTTCCAAAAGGAAGGACGCTATAGGACACAGTCTCCTTTTTCAGTGGATCATAATCCTGAGACTCTAGAAGTACGCGGCTGGATATGTAACCCATGCAATAGTTCGATGGGCCTAGCTAAACATTCAGTAGACGTACTGAGCAACATGATAGAGTACCTACAAGCATAGCGGGTATGCCACTTATCTATCTACTCCTTAGATCACCTAATTGTTATAATGTGATCACATATAGTTAAGGAGATTAGATATGTTCACTAAGTTATTTGCAATACTCGTACACACATTCACAGGCGAGAGTGCATTACTCAAGAGCCTACAGAAGACCCAACAGCAAAGGGCTGACTACTGGATCTTACAGAATATGACAGACAAGGATTTAAGGGATATCGGCATTACCCGTGGAGAGATTAACTCTAAGGTATTTGGCGGGTAGACTGCTTTAAGTAATCTACTTAGGCACCTACCCCCATACTAGGGTGACTTAGAGTATGTATATAGTATACCGCTCAACCGACAATTCATTATACCCATTAATTACCTAACTGTCAATGTAAATAGTTAGCAACAGCACCTAATTAGGGGCTTGACCAAGTGTTACATTAAATGGTAAAATGAAGGATAAATAAAATTGTCGTTTAATTTATATTATATACGCGCTGCAATTCAAGAGCGCACAGGCCGAGTGCTAAAGTTCGATCACATCAAGAGACTGTTAGTAGAAGAGGGATTGGTTACTCAATCGGAGTTAGACGCCAATCCCTTAGCTAAAGAGTTCGACGGGTATGGTCGATACTTTGCCACTGAAGATTGTTCAGTAGCTATACCGCTTGAGCCTAGAAGATTTATTCCAGAACTTATTGATGAGGACTTTGACGATGAAAGCTAAAGCGTGTGGCGCGGATGTTAGCCCAGCCAAGAAACGTAAGATGCCGTCCCTAAATATGGGCGGTATGGTTACTAAGAAGAAGAAGCCAGCATACGGCGGCGGCGGGATGGCCATGAAGAAACCGGGCTATAGCTACGGCGGTATGGCTGGCAAAAAGAAGTAATGTTTGTCGGGGTCTTGCTTCTCTGTATGTCGGTAACAGACGTATCTAGCTGTGACGTACAGATGAAGCCTAAGACTATTTATTCTTCTCAAAAAGAATGCGCCGTAGAGATGTTTAAGATCGCCAAGTACGCAGCAAACAGATTGCAAATGGTGACCAAACCTTACTGCTTTTCAATAGAGGGACACAACATCTAGCAAAACTTTCGGGGGGGAGTGATGCTTGCAGAAATTGCAATGGCCAACGCCGCGTTTTCGGTAATCAAAACGGCGGTGCAGAATGGCCGGGAACTAGCTCAGTGCGGTAAATCTATCAGTGATTTCTTAACTGCCGAGGATAGCCTTAAAGAAAAAGCTGACAGTGACAAGAAATCTATTTTTAAAAAAGTCATGGGTAAGGACACCGCCGACTTTGAAAGTTTCCTAGCTCTCGATCAGATCAAAGAACAGCGCCGTCAGCTTGAGTCTCATATGCGTCTGTACGGAAGACCCGGCCTCTACGATAGCTGGGTTGAGTATCAGGGGCAGGCTAGGAAGGCTAGGAAAGAGGCTGAGAGACAGCGGAAGAAGGAGAGAGAGGAGCTTGTAGAAGCCATCTCAATCTTCGCCGGAGTTATGATTATTTTAGGTCTGGCGGTAGGCGGCGGCTACCTTTTCTACATCTACAAAATGTGAGGCTTTCATGGCAGGCAAGACTAAGGCTGAGAAGATCGCCGCTGGTAAGAAACGTCACGGCTTTACCGCAGTAAATAAGCCACGGCGAGGCGGACCCAAGAAGTTTGAGGTTCTGGCGGTAGAGGGTGACAGCGTTAAGTATATCACCTTTGGCGATCCAAAGATGGAGATCCGCAAAGATAATCCCGCAGCCCGTAAATCGTTCAGAGCTAGGCATAAGTGCGACACGGCTACTAGCAAATTAACGGCCAGATATTGGTCCTGCAAGAAATGGTGATCTAATGGCTGCTAAGAAGAAAACAAAGAAGGATGCCTGTTACGAGAAAGTAACGAAGGCAATGCCGCAAAACTCTGCATATCGGAGCGGTCACATAGTTAAGTGCCGCAAAGTTGGCGCTAAGAATTACAACATAGGCGGCAAAAAAAGTGGCAGCAAAAAAAAGTAGTACCAGCGGTGGCCTAAAGAAGTGGTTCGGACAGAACGGCGGTAAGGGCTGGGTTAACTGTAAGACGGGTGGCCCCTGTGGACGTAAGTCTAAGAAGAGTGGTGGCTCCTACCCCGCCTGTAGGCCCACTATGGCTCAGTGCAAATCCAAAGCTGGGAAAGCCGCCACAGCAAAGAAAACTTCTTCCAAGAAGGTAAATTGGAAACCTAAGAGGAAGAAAGCATGAGCGAAGATCGCCTTACCCGAATTGAGGATAAGTTGGACGCACTCTCAAACGCAGTCATTACTCTCGCCCGAATGGAGGAGCGCATGATTACTGTGTTTAAGCGTATGGACAATATCGATGACCAACAGAAAGCAATGTGGGATCGCATCGTTAAGCTAGATCAGCTTACTGCGTCCAGAGGCCATAAGCTTCAATTCTTTGAACGGATCTGGTGGATCGTATTCACAGCCTCAATAGGCGCTGGGTTTGTATATATGAGGACGATGGGATGAAGACTGAAAAAGAATATACCGAAAAGCAGTTGATGTTCCTAGACGCCCTTATGTCTGAGGAGTGCAAAGGTAATATTAAGAAGGCCATGCAGGCCGCTGGCTATGCGGACAACACCTCTAGCACGGTAGTCGTATCCGCCCTGAAGGATGAGATTAACGACAGAGCCGCTATGGTGATGGCTATGAATAGCACCAAGGCAGCTTGGGGTATGGTAGACGTATTAGACGATCCCGGTGCTATGGGCGCTCGTAACTCTATCTCAGCGGCTTCCCAGATACTGGACCGCACAGGCCTCATTAAGAAAGAGCAAGTAGAAGTTAAGAATACAGGCGGGGCGATGTTTATATTGCCACCGAAGAGCGACGATTGAGCATTTGGTTAGATAAGACCAGACCTAATAAGACCGCTAAGATACCATACGCATACAAGGAATCTGACCACGATCCCTTAGTTTTAGTAGCTGACGAAGATAAAGCTACAATGGTAGAAGAGGCCTTAGACTATCTGGAAGATGGACACTCCACCCGCAAGACGGCTGAGTGGCTGACATCCAAAACTGGTGACAGGATTACTCATCAGGGTCTGATACATATATGGAA